GGGATCGCGTCGGCCGCTTCAATCGCCACCCGCATGAGGGCGACGGCGAGCTCGCCAAACTCGGAGACCGTGATCCCGCCAGCGGCCTTGACCTTCGCCGTAGCGACGAACGCTCTGACCTTCTCGGCGAGCGACACGAGGTCGTAGGCGGCTTGCAGCGGAGCGGACGAGATCATTTGACGAGCCCCATGAGGATTGCCCGGCGGGCGGAATCGAGAGAGCAGCCGAGGCGGAACGCGACCAGTTGCACATGCGAGGCTGTCAGCGGCGCGGGCCGCTTGCTCGTGACCTTGCCCCAATACTCCTGGCTCTTCGTGTAGTTCTTGGCGAGCGACACAACCTCGCCGGCGGCCGCGATGGGTTCGCGCCCGTCAGGTCCGCCTCGACGCCAGTGAGCCGCAGCGATCACGTCAGCCTCCGACCGTTCAGATTGGTCGAAAAACGGGCGTGACCGTAGGGGCTATGGCAGCGTCTCGCACTCAGCCAGACAGGCGGCGTAGCCAGCCAGGTCGATCGGCGTGTCGGTCGTTTTGCTCGGCCCCATGTGCCTGGCGACCTTGTCGAGCGTCATCACGACTGCCCAGTCGGCTGGGGTCAGCGGGCGTTTCAGCACGTCGGCGAATGCGGCGTTGATCATGCCCACCGTGCGGGCGAAATGGTGGAGCGGGCCGCCGTACTTCGGGCGACGGTCGCGGATCACGTCGATCGCGTCTCTCAGCAACCGCTCAGCGGGCGTCTCGTCATCCTGCGGCGCGAGCAGCCCGTCTCCGGTATGACGTATGTCAACTGGCTCGCGTTCCTTCTCGCCCTTCAGTTCCCGCTCGCCTTGGAGGATCCAGTCGACGGGGATCGTCGGCACATCGGCGTCAGCGATCTCGGTCGGCGACTCCTGCTCGGTCGTGTCGAAGCACCGGGCAGCGGCCTCCTGCGCGGGGCGGCAACCGGCGAGCGACGCAGCCATCGGCGTGTAGCCACGATGCTTCGGGTCGTCCGCTGGCGTCGCGTCCATGCGAGCGGCGACGGCTTCGCGGAGGGCTCGGTTCTCGGCTTCGAGTTGGTCAAACGCTGCGGTCATGGTTGCCCTTTCCTTGATGAGTCTGAGAACGTCTGCGGCGAGCGTGCCGCTCGTGCCGGTGTACGCACCAGAGAAGCGACGAGCGCGGTACTCTGCCTCTCGGAGATAATCTGCGGAGAGCGTCAAGCCTTCGCCCTCGGTGACGCAACGTGCATTGAGGAGAGCCCGCCGTCCGGCTCGTAGATGAATGTCTCGCACGCCTGCCTAGCGCCGATGAATCCGTTGGCTGAATGCCAATCGTCGGGCGGGCAGATCGTCGGGGCCGTTCGCACGATCACGCCGTCGAGTGTGTCGAGCGGCTTGTTGTGCTCGGCCGCCTGGTGGTGCAGGTGGCCCGTATGCCACTCGCGATAGGTACTGTGGCTCCACGCCTCGCGTTGCTCTAGGGCCATGATCTGCGGGAGCTTCCGCTTCGCCTTGTGGCCGTGCGTGAAGCCGAGCAGGTTGCGCCCGTGCGTGAGGTATTGCCGCGACAGGAAATCGGGCTTGATCGTCACCGCCTTTGAGCCACGGAACCGCTCCACGAGGATCCGCTGAAAGGCCCACGTCAACACCTCGTCGTGGTTGCCGTTCACGATCACAACGTCGGTGGGGGCCGTGGCCGCCGACCGCTCGACGATGCGGAGCAGAGAGTCGCATCCGACCTTGATCATCTTCTGCAATCTGCCGTCACGCTCTAGCGGCGTGCCGCCGGTTGTCGTGCCGCTGGGCGTGTCGTAGTGGAACAGGTCGCCGAGAAACGCGATCGTGCGACGAGTGGGCTTGTGGGAATCTCCCACTTCAACCAGTTCCGCACCGGCCTTGCCGACGAGTTGCTCGGCCAGGTCGAGGTCATAGTCGCTGCCGCCCGTGGTCTTGCTCCAGGAGTAAGCTCCGTAGTGGGTGTCGCTGATTACTAGCACCTGCCAGAGACCGTCCCGCTTCGGCTGGCGATATACCTTTTTTGGTATACGCCGAATCTCCTTCTTCGCCGCGTCGATCATTGACGCCACGCATTCCAGCGTCGTCGGCCCGCCCCGTGGCTTGAGCCTCACAAAGACCCGGTGAAGTTCAATGCTCCCGCCTTCTCCGTCGCCGCACTCCCATTTCGTCGCCTCGCTGGCGGCGACCTCGAAGCGGGTCGTATCGGCTTCGATATGCGCGAGAAGATCCTCCACCGTCTTGATGCGTCGGCTCGTTGATCGTGCTTCAAGCGTGTCGCCGCTTTGCGACTGCGTCACCTGCTCGGCATCAGCGGACGGTTTCGGGGGCGGCAACTTGGACGCCACGTCTGCCGCTAGCGTTTTCCGTTTAACCACTGAATGATTCCTTGGAGTCCGCTTGTCTTCCAGCCGCGCTCGCTTGCGGCCTCCATGATCGCGCGGGCGAACGCAGCCTTTTGGTGCTTGGAGTGATCGAACGACGCCCGCACCGTTTCCAGTTCCGCCTGTGCCTCGGCAGGCAACCTTTCAAACCACGTCCCGAATCCAGGGCTGCGGTTGCGCGTCCGCGAGAGAACGTCGTCGAGCAGGCTCAATGCCTTCGCCTTCCCCTTCGCCATCAGTCCTCCTCGTCGTCCTTGTGGCGGAACCCTTCGGCGTCGAGCACGCCAGACAGCGTTTCCGAAAACTCGACTACGGCGTCTTCACTCAGGTCGGGCCAGCGGGCGTGAATGAGCTCGTGGATGAGCGTATCCAAGAGGTCAACGCCTCGGAGCCGGGCGTCGACCCGGATGCGACGCAGGGTGTAGTTGCAGTCGCCGTCGATGCCACGAAGACGCTGCGACCGCTCGATCTTCCATCGCTGGTCGCCGACGTAGACGGTGCGGCGTTGGCGCTTCCTGCGGGGCATATCGCCAGCGTAGAGCGAGGGTCAACGGGCGGGCAGGGCGTCAGGCGTCTGGGAACGCAGCCGTAGGCGGCGTGAAGTTCGCCGTGTAGCGGGCCGCACCCGCGCCGCTCGTGATGCGGAACTCGTCGATATGCCCGCTGTAATTCTGACTACCAAACCCAGCCAGGCTGCCGATTGTCAGCGCGCTCGGCTGTGGGAATGAAAAACTTTGCGTAGCCGTGCTGACCTGCGTTCCGTTGATGAATAGTCGCACTACGTCTCCGGCGCGAGTTACCGCCACATGCTGCCATTGATTTGGAGCAATCGCAGAGCTCGACGAAGACACCACCACAGTCAGGTCTGTTCTTGCCAGGAACAATTGGCCGTTACCAAGCCCAAACCACACATGCCCGTTTCCGCCGCTTCCCAAAATGGCCCCGCTTGGAGTGCCGCTCGGATAAATCCAGGCCTCAATAGTGAAATCCGTTCCGGCTGGCAGATTGGCGAGACTCGGCGGAACGGAGAGGCTCGATACGCCGTCGAACAAAGTCGACTTGCCGCCAAACCTCGACTGCGCTGTTGATTGCGTGGCGTTGCCGTTGGCTGTGACAGTCTTCGGCGTGCCGCTTGAATCAGTGAACGTCGAGCCGCTGCCGTCCATGTGCAGGAGGAGAGACACCGCAGAAAACAGCGGGTCAGATGGCGTCCAGGTCGCAAGTGCGGCTCGTCGCCATGTGCTAGCAGAAACGCACACGTAGAGGTTGGTCGCGTCGTAGGCCATATCGCCAGCAGCGCCAGGCGAGCTTGGAGAACTCGGCACGCTCGCCCACGACAGACCACTGAGCCCCGCATCGCCTCGCGGAATGACGAGGTTTAGCGTCTGGCTGGGGGCGTCTCCGGTTACAGTCGCCGAGGCCGATGAGCCGGCCGCGCCAGTGGTCACGGTGCCGATAGATAGGCTGTTTGCCGCACCCTGCGGCCCCGTGATTTCCGAGAGCGCCACGAGGTTGGCCCATGTGCCGCTCGGAGCGTATCGCCATTGCAGATGCGTCGATGTCGCCTGAAACTCAACGTCTGCCCCGTCCTGGCCGTCAACGCCAGCATTCCCACGCGGGATCGTCAGATTGATTGTCTGGTTTGGAGCGGTTCCCGTGATCGTGGCCGATGCGTTGCTGCCAGCCGCTCCCGTCGTGACCGTGCCGATAGTGAGCGTGTTCGCAGGCCCGGCGGCCCCTGTCGCGCCAGCCTGCCCCGTGTCGCCGCGAGGAATGGTCAGCGACAAGGTCTGATTGGGTGCCGTCCCCGTTATCGTCGCAGACGCCGACGAGCCCGCCGCGCCAGTCGTGGTCGTGCCAATAGTCAGGCTATTCGCAGGCCCGGCCGGACCCGTTGCCCCCGTGGCCCCCGTGCTGCCCGCACTTCCCGTGGCACCCTGCGGCAGCGTCAGGTTCAACACTTGCGCCCCGGCTGGCCCAGTCAGCGTTGCCGCAGCCGTCGTGCCGCTCGCGACCGTGCCGATGGTAAGCGTCGTCGCCGGGCCAACGTCGCCCTGCGGCCCACGGTCGCCGACGCTCGTCACGCTGACATTCGCCGTCCCGCCATTCGTGATCGTGGGCGCTGGCGTGCCGGTAGATCCCGGCACCGTGACCGTTGTGGTCGTGCCACCCGAGACCGTGACCGTGACCTCATTGCCCGCCATTCGCTACCTCACGGGTTCGATGCAGTGACGGTGCCGCTCAACACCGTTCGCGTCACACCGCCAGGCGAGACCCAGCGGAGAAACCAGCGATTCGAGCCGGTCGGCGAGATCGCGAGCGTCTGCGTCTCGGTCATGCTGATTTGAACGGTGCTTGAAGTGACGTTGTTCACGGTCGCCGTCGTGACCGTAACGGCCGGCGTTGCGACAGGCGTGTCGGTCGCAGTCGCACCGAAGCCGCTGTAGACCGCAGCCGTGACGGTGAAGCCAGTGAGGTTCGTGGCAGCGAAGACGGCCGAGAAAGTCACCTCGTCCCCGCGCACGATGCGGAGGTCGAGATCGCCTGGAATCTGCGAGAAAACAGCCATCGGCAGCCCTTGAAGGTGTGCCGTTAGCCTACGGGCGGGGGTGGATTGTCCGCAGGGGGTGGCCCGCCGATACCGACGATGCGCCCCAGTTCATTGAGCCGCTGCCTACGGCGCTCGCACCCACAGTCCTCAAACCCGGCGAGCTCCGCGACGGCCTGCGCGCGATCCTTCGTGATGCCCACGCTGGCGAACGCGGCGGCGACGAGATCGCCGAGGCCGTTAGGAGGCTTGGAGTGTCCAGACATGGCGGTTGATGTCTTCGATCCGGCCTGGAAGTGGTGAATTTGGGTCTGTCACCGGGGATCTTTTTCGCGACACGTCAGGCACAACGATTTGCACACTAGACCCAGTGGCGAGAGCGACCTCTTGCGACTTGCTCAAGTGAAAAACAATTTCACGGTTATGCTGCGCCGTCCTGAAATTTGGAAAAACAACCTCCTCCGGTTTTCCGTCGACAAGCACTAAACGCGTTGCCTCTGCCCTTGTGCTCGCCGTGATCTTCAGCGTTAGCGTTAGATCTCCTGCGGAAGCGGTATTAAGTCCTGGGTACTCCTGCGCGACACGGGCGGCAGCCAGCGTTGCGCTTGATGACGCATACAGCGTCCCGTTGCTGTTTGCGAGAGTCCAATTACCAAAAACCCTTCCCTTGTCCCAGATTGGCAAGGCTGCCTGCTCGGAGCTTGCGGCTGCCGCCCACTGGTTTTGCGAAAGCGACAGGCCGTCAGAAACATGAGACAGCGAAAACGGCCCGAAGAACCAGCGATTTAAGACGACTGCGTCGGCTTCCGTGTCTCCGGTAAACCATCCGTTAGATGCAAAATACTCTGCATCTTCATAGTTTGTGGAAAACGACGCATGTGGTCTTCCGGTTGTGTCTGGGACGAACAATGCTGCCGCATACGTCTTCCCGTTTACGCGCACATGCGTTGCCATCTGCGCCGTAATCGTCGTGTAATTGTTCGCCGCCATCATGGCCGAGAAATGCTTTTGCGGCTCAAGCGGTGCAGCACACGCAGACAACAGCCTTGCGGGTGATGGGTAGATCGTCGTGCTCATGCCGAAATAGGAATACGGGACGGACGTTGCTGCATCTGCGTCTGACGGCGCATTTGGCGAGAACGAGTCGGCGTCGTGGTTGGCGTGGAAGATGCCGCCGCTGGCTGGCAGGCTCACCGTGGACGATGACGCCAGCGTGATAGCTGGCGGCTGCTCTGGATCTGGCTCGGCGACGGCAGCCGAGACGCTGGCTAAGTCGCCGATAGTGACTGTTTCGTCAACCGTCCGCTGATTGACGGTAGTCAGTCGAGTGGTTGTGTCTATGAGTTGGCGGACGTTTTCTTGGGGCAGAATCCACGCGAATCGGGCGGCAAGGATGCAAGGCTCCGTATCTTCGCCAGTGTCTGCGATGACGTTGGCGTTTGGCTGAAACACAATCCTCCACTGAGTGCCAGGTAATTGCTTGCCTGCCTTGAGCGTTAGGCGGAATGTTGTCGGGTCTTGCTGCTCAACGCTTTCAATTACGTCAGCCGTGTCTATCTCGCCAAATGTTCCGTCTTCGCGCTTTCCGCACGCTTCGATTGTGAAGCGATTTTTGACCACTCCGGACACAGGCTTGTCAAAGACGAGATCCAGCGTCGTTAGCGGAGAGGTGCGGATCGTCTCGCTTTCTCCACTGGCGGAAAACGCCGCCCGTGCTCCGCTCATCTCCGCGTGAACAGTGAAATCCACAACGGGCGGCAACGCCGGAAAGTTATGCGCACGATCCTTGAGCAGCGTGTTTGTGGCGCGGTAGTAGCCGACTGACATACCTGAGCCAGCAGGTCGAGTTGTGTAGGTCGCCCAACCAGTGCTGCCGACAACGGGCTCGTCGGCCACAATCAGCGGCGACGCTTGGACTCTGTCGGCTGCGGAGAAATCAAACCCATCCGGCTCGTCGTCAACGACGAAGTCGTCAATCTGCTTTGCCGCCATCGACGGTGGCGTTTTGTCAACGACGAAGCTATTGAACTCGTACCGTCGCTGCGACAGTCGGCGCGGCTCAGTGATGGTCAAGCCAAGAGTGGCCTGATAACTACGATAGCCGCCAAGCCCCTGCCACCCATCATCGACGTTGTCGAAGTTTCTCTGCCCCTGCCATCCGCTAGGCATACAGTCGTCGTCGTATTTCGTGACGACGAGATAGGAGCCCTCCTGAGACGTTTCCTCGTCAAAAGTGCCGAGGATTGCGCCGCTCGGTTCCATCGCGAGCGTGCCATTGCCGCCGTAGAGGATGGCAAGTCGAATCCGCTGCCCCGCCTGCGCGTAGAAATAGACGGCATTTGCGATCCGTCTGTCTTGCCAACTGTCGTCGGTGTTGAGCGACAGGCCGCCGTTCCAGTAAGCATGGTCTTCGTGAAGGTAGGCAATGTTTATTCCACCAGTGGCATCTCCGCTGGCAGGAAAGCCAGCGCGAGCCTTATACCCTGAAAGCCTCACTATTCCGCTGTGCTGGACAGTCCAATCGCGCACCTTCGAGATGCCAAGCGACTTCTGCAAGCGTGCTATTTCAATCTGTATTTCTTGAATGCGGTTAAGTTGGGCCTGCGTGTATGTCGGAACCGGCGGCAGCGCGTCATATTGCGCCTTTATCGCGTCACGATCGGCAATCAGCGCGGCGAGCGTGGAGTCTCTGGCGGCCTTCTCTGCTTGTAGGATTTCAATTAGAACGGCGCGCACGCCACCGGGGCCGCCAAGGACGCTGGTAAGGCAGGTGATCGAAACGCTTCCCCCGGTGACACACTCCGATAAGTCGAATCGCTCCGGCACCTTGCCTTGTAGGTAAAGGTCGAACGCTACCGACTGCGCCAACTGCGCGCCTGTCCGATAGATCGCCTCCCCTTTGTTGTTGAACCCAAGAAGCGCTGGCTGCATCTGCGCTAAATCATCAAAAGAGAACGCAGTGACAGTCTCAAGCAGGGTGCGCGTGCGCTGGACTGGTGGCTGCCCACTTACGACCGACGTTTCTCCAATAAGCCCAGGCCAAAAAGTTCGCTCCGGCGGAACGGCGCTGATTTGCGCGCCAAGCTGTTGCAGTTGAGCGAACAGCTGAGCTCGCTGCGTGGCGTGCGGATCCGGTGGAACCTGGATTGAGCCCAACTCCTCCCACAAGTCGTCCAGTTCCTCTTGTACGTTGGGGTAGGAACCGCTCGATTCCGAAACCGTCAACGCATCGCCAGGCTGGAACTTGCACAGGCTAGGGTCGCGCGTGACCGTAGAGACATACTCCCCATCGCGATAGACGGCCGCACGGCAAGCCTGCGTCATGTGATACGGGTTGCCACTGTTGGGATTCCACAATCCGTCAATCGACTGTTTTGTAAACCCTGGCTCGCCCTGCTGCTTAAAGCGAACCGCCATTCTTGGCGTGATGGCCGGGATGTCAGCGATTCTCGGCGTCGCGCTCGCATAGGCAGTCACAAATCGTCCGGCCTGAACCTTGCACGACCGGACAGCAATCGCGTGCGACTGATCCAGCACGGCCCGCCGCTGGTCTGAATTCATGGAGATCGAGCGAACGCTGCCGCTGATCTCCGAAGACGCAATCGCCGTGCCTTGAAACAGGCTCGCCTGGATAGACCCGCTGCCGGTGCTTGACGCGGCGAGGTTCAGCCCCGCCGCATCCAAGTCAATCGCTAGGCTGCCGCCTCTTGCAAAGGCACCAGATGACAGCCAATTGCTCACCGCCACCAAGTTGCCTGGGGCCGGCTCGATGTCGCACGTCAAGACAGGCAACTCGCCCGTCTGGTTCCAGAGGTTTACCGATAACTGCTCGCACCGAAAGATATTGTGGAACGAGCAGCAGCACCGGCAGCCGTGGCCGCGTCGCGCCATTTACATGACCCCCACGGCCCATTTGTTCGCGCCCGTTCCGCTTTCCTTCCAGACCAGTTGCAAGACGCCGCAGGCTGCGGAGGCGAGTTGCGCGGCGTCGCCGTCCTTTGCCTTCGCGAACTTGTGCGACGCATTCGTCACGTTGACTCGACACGCGAAAGCCCCGCTGACGGCGGCGCGGCCGATCTTGCCGGCTGAGATCGGCTCTAGCGTCACGACGAATGACTCGGCGTGCGCGGTTGTGGGCATCACGCCCCTCAGTACGGGCCGCGACACAAACTCCCGCGCCCGCTTGTCGGCGTCCGTGTTGCCCGTGAGGTTGCCGCCGCTTGGGTCTATCTCGACGCCGCTGATCCCCAGCACGCCTAGCCACGGAACGTCTTGGCCGCTGGTGTTTTTGATGAGCACGACATTGGGCGCGGGGTCCGACCCGGTCGCCCCGCCACCCGTGAACCCCGTACCGACCCCGAGCACGCGATCCGCTGCATCCTGCGCACGGTTCCACGCCCGCGCCGAGATCGCCCCGGCGAGCTTCTGGCCTGGCTCGATGCGTCCGTCGTTGCGGGCCATTAGGAAGCCCCGATGCCGAGGCCCGAGAAGTCGCCCTCACGGTAGACCGTGTTGACGTAAACATATTTCGGTTTCTTCACCAAGTCGCTGCCGCTCACTGAGCTCTCGTAGCGAACCCAGAGGTATTCGTGGCCCTTCTTCTCGACGCCAGTGATTGAGCCGATCGTCTGGCCGGTAATGTTCTTAGACGCCACGAACTTGAACGACAGGGTCCAGGGGCCGTCCCCCTTTTGGCTATCCCACTCCTGCGAGCCGCTCGCGCCTAGGAAGAGCACCTCGCCAGCCTCGAACGTCCTGAACGCCGAGCCGTTGGTCGTGCCGGTCAGGGCCGCGACGCTCTTGATATAGGCGCTGGTGACGTAGGTGCTTTTCACGTCATAGGTTTCAGTCCACGTCAGGGCGGGAACGACGATGTCGACGCCCTGCACGCCGTTGTCATCGACGCCGATTGCGGAGTCCATGCTCGGGGCGGTTGAAGGAAAACGCCGCTCCGTTCCGGTTCGCGTTGTCGTGCTGCCGTTGGACGTGATCTTGCCGCCGTCGGCCTGCGTGATGTGGGACATCCCGCCCGACGTGTCGAACGAGCGCGACCGCCGCAGCGGGTCTGGCTCTTGCGCGTCAGCGCCGACCTTCTCGTATTGGATATCGACGTGCCATGCGTCATCGCCGAGGTAGTCGACGCTGTACGACTCGGCCCGCAGCTGGACGTTGGCACCAGGGTACTGCCAATATTGAAGCTGCCCGCTGATCCGCTGATTGCAGTCCGAGTGCAACGCAACGTCGTCTATGTGGCCGAAGACCTTGTACGACCGCGTCATCGTGGACGTGGCCTTCTTCCCGAGACGGTAGATCGTCGCGGAGCGCGATGCGTTATCTTCGACCCACTGTGCCATTAGGCGGCGACCTCCGCTGCGTTGTTCTGCGAGGTGTTCTGCTCAATCTGCTTGAGCGTGTCGAGTTGCTTCTGGGCAAGCGAAGAGCCGATGCCCATGCCACCCAGCGCGACAGACGAGAACGTCCCGGCGACATCGCCTTGGCTGGGGCCGCCCACACCGGCAGCGCCTGCCCCCTGCTCTGCTTGCTTCGCCTTGTCCGCAGAAGACGCAGAGGCGGTAGCGACGTTGATCCGCGAGAAGGCTGCGTAGTAGGAGTCGAGCAGCTTTGCCTCCAGCTCAGAGCCGACGTTGCCTCTCTCTAGAAGGGCGTCGATGCTCGCGCCGATGTTTGTGATTTCTTCGAGCGACGTAGCCGAGCCGAGAGCCTTCATAAGTTCAGCGGCGGTGGCTGCGTCGCGGCTCCGCTCCGTCACGCCGCTGGTGGCGTCGGCAAGATTAGCCTCGGCCCCCTGCGTTGCGGCGCGTCGCTCGTCGGCACGCTGTTGATTTGCAGC